ACCGTGGAATCATGCGAATCGCTGCATCAGTGGGACTTGTGTTGCGTGATGCAATGAAATTCCCGATGAGCTCTGACGAAATGAACGTGCCTCGATATGCAGGTTCAGACCTTGAGGGTGCTTACTACACAAACGACGATACTGTCGGAGGTGAAACAGCAGTCACATTCGGTGTTGCAACTCTTGCAGCAAAAACATGGTACACAATCTTTCGTGTATCAAACCCATTACTTGCTGACGCATCAGCTGATATTGGAGACTTCCTACTAGCTCTTGCAGCTGAGGGACTTTCAAACATGGCTGACAAGCAAGGGTTCGCCGGAACAGGCTCACCATTCACAGGACTTCTTGCAGACGCAAACGTGACTGCATACGCTCTTGCGACTGATGACCTTTCAATGGCTGACTTCACTAACGACGACGCTCAAAATGTAGTGGCAAACCTGCCTGCATCACTTCACAATGGTGCTGCATGGTACATGCACCCTACTATGTGGGCTCACCTAAAGACTCTAAAGGACGGAGACGGACGATACTTGCTAGGGCAAAACAACAATGCTTTTGCTGCTGCGTATCAAGTCGACGGTATCAAACCTGCGGGAGTGCTTACTGAATACCCTGTATTCTTGAGCTCACACTTCCCTGCGTACGATGCAGCTGACGGTGCTGAGACTGCATTCATGGCATTCGCAAATCTAGGGAAAGCCCTATTTGTTGGAGACCGTGAACGTCTATCTTTTGCAAAGTCTGACTCTGCAACTGTTGGAGGCAAGAACGTATTTGCTGCAAATCAAACAGCTTTTCGTGTGACACACCGTCACGCAATCACTGTGGGACTTCCTGCTGCTGCTGTCGTTGTTGCGACTGGTGCTGCTGCCTAACCGGTAACAGTACGCTGAGAGCTTATGCTCTCGGCAATGAACATGAAACATTGTGCTCATCGTCGAGGGTGTACGCTCAACTATTACTCGATAACCTACACATCAAAATGGCTAAAATTCTAAAATTCATCACACTGCGAGCAATCGCAACTGCGAAAGGACGTGTATCAAAAGGCACTGTGATTGCATTGACTGCAATCGAGGCAAAGCGATACGGTTCAATGATTGAAAAGACTGATGCTGAATTGACTGATGAGAGATTCATCAACTCAGTGAACGGTGAACCTACTGCGACAGAATCGCTTTCAGGTGATGCCGACGATACATCAGACAATGATTCAAGCGATGACGATGCTGACGACGAATCAGGCGACGGTCTTGACGACATGTCATCTGACGAGCTGAAAGCAAAGGCAAAAGCTCTTGAACTTCCTACATCGGGAAACAAGGCTGCAATCATTGAGAGAATTCGACTTGCTGAACAAGCAAACGATGACTCAGATGATTCAACTGACGACGAATAATTCGTCGCATAACAATACTCACGATTATGGCAAATAAAGACTATGCACTAACAACAAAAGAACGTGTGAAAGCTCGGCTCAGCATCACGAATACTGACGTTGATGACATCATCGTGGGTATTATTTATGCGGTGACTGATATGCTTGAAAAACATCTCGGGCGACGATTCAAAGAGACGACATACACAAACAAGATATTCAGCGGGCTCAACTATGGAAAACCTGTCGACTTTCTTTTGCTACCAAATGCACCTGTGACAGCACTGAGTGCTTTTGAGTATAATTCAGGAACAATCACCAACCCGACATGGGTTGCAGTGAATGCCGACAGCTACTATCTTGACGAGCTATTGAACGGAATTCAGATGACAGGGGGGTTCGTACCACAAGGGCACAAAAACCTGCGTGTGACGTACACAGGGGGCTACAAAATAGCCTTTGACTCATTCATCGACGATACTGCTCACACACTACCGGCTGACATCTCTGACCTCGCTGAGAGACTGTGCACAAAGATATACAACAAGCGAGAGACTGAGGGTCAATCAACATCAAACTTCGGAGAGTCAAACATCACATGGGAATCACTCATCACCCCTGCTGAAATGGCTCTCGTCGCACCTTATAAACGGAACCATGCACTCGGCTTATGAGTGTAGCGGTGAAAATTGAATTGAGGAATGAGAAAAAGGTCGCTGCTGCTCTAAAGAGTGCACCTAGCAAAGCGGCTGAATATCTCACAAAAGGATTGCACGGTGGAATTTTCAGACTACATGAGGAATCACAGAAAGCCGAAAACCTGCAATTCAAAAAACCGACGCACACAACTCGAGCGTCATTCGGAAAAGGTATCGAATTGAGGAAACTGTATGCCTCAATCAGACCGACAACATACTATTCAGTATTTGTTCACAATGGGACACGGTTCATAAAATCAAACTTATTCATGAAACGAATTGCTGATGCGGGTGAGAAAAAGGTCAATACAGAAATAAACAATGCAATGGACGCATTCATCAAAAATATATGATAGCTGCAACACTACGAAACAAAATCAAAGCGAAACTCGACACACTGGTCACATCAAATGACCTGTCTCTTGTGCTCAACCGGTCATTCAAGCATCACCCGCTTGCTGACCCTAATCTTGTGAAATTCCCTGCTGCTATTGTTCAACCGCCGTCTTTTGAGAGCACTGAGCTCGACACAGCGACGAATGAGCGAACATATACCTTTGACATCGTCATTGTCATGAAAGGAGACGACATCAGTGATATTGATGCTGTGGAGACACTGGCTGAGACTATCGCAAACGCATTCGATGATGACCATACTCTCGGAGGTACTGCACAGGGTGGGGTGTCACCGGCGGTGTCGCCTATCGAGCAAGATGAATTCAACGGCAAGCAACTTGTGATGTTCGTTGTCACAATCAAGCCTCGAGTCTGTTATACTATTACTAGCTAATCATAAAAAGCGTATGTCAATCAAAAAAAATGACTATCAAAACAAACAAATCACATCTGAGAGCAAAATCGTGAAAACGAAAATCTCAAAGAATGTGTACAACTTCAACCCCACAATCAACGCACCTGCGATGCAGATTGAGGCGGACTCAGCTCGAGATGCTGAGGAAATTTATCAGAAAAAAATCGCAGCTTTATCAAGTAACAAATAACTAAAATTATTATGGCAAAATCAACAGGACGAACAGCAGCTTTCGGGCTCGCAAAGGAATCAACAAGAGGAACTGCGGAGGCATCAGCTGACGTGTGGATTCCACGACTTTCAGTCAACCTCGACGACAAGACTGAATCAATCAATGACGAATCAGCACTCGGAGTGCTAGAGGACTCACCGTCAGCAGACAATGTGAAAACATGGGCTGAAATGAGCCTCGAGGGAAATGTTCGAGACAAATCAATCGGACACTTTTTGCTTGCTCTATTCGGTGGAGTGGCAACAGACGTTGACACACCGGAGACTGACTCGAATACTCATGTATTCAACCTTGCTCAGTCAGCACAACATCAAGCATTCACACTCTTTTCAAAAGACAGTGTGCAATCTTACAAGCACGCTCTCGGAGTATTGAGCTCATTCGGAATCAACGCTGAAATCGGTCAATATGTGAAATTCAACTCGGCATTCATGGCAAAGGCAGGGGCTACAATGGCAGACCCGTCACCGTCATACGTTGCTGAAAATCTATTTTTGCCGAAAAACATCACAGTGAAATATGCAACGAATCAAGCAGGACTCGATGCAGGAACTGAGGTGAAAGTGCAAAAAATGTCACTGAACTTTGAAAAAGACACTGAGGGTGATATGGCACTCGGAGACTCAACACCTCAAGACTTTTTGACAAAGATGTTCAGCTGCGAGGGTGAAATCGAATTGCTCTTTGATGCTGAAACATTCAAGACTCAGCAACTAGCGAACACAAAAATCGCACTACGTCTCGACATTCTGAATGACACTGATGACCTCGGTACATCAGTATTCCCACAACTGACATTCGACGTGTACAAGGCACACATCAGTGACTTTGTACGAAACTACGGAAACAGCGACCTTGTGAGTGCAACAATCTCATTCAAAGCTCTCTACTCAGTAGCAGATGCAAAAATGGTGACTGCAACACTCATCAATGGTCAAACTTCTTACTAATCAAACTAATATCAACACATCATTATGGCAAAACTAACAGACACACGAAAAACAACAACAGTCAAACTCTCATCGTATGAGGGGGCTGAAATTGAAATGTATTCATCATTGCTCGTTGGAGAGCTTGAGGGGTTCGATGAGAAATCATCAAACATGCAACAAATTTTCTACATCTTGCCGAAACTCATCAAAGAGTGGAACTTCACCGATGACGCTGAAAAACCACTTGCAATCACAGTCGAAAACATCAAAAAGCTGTCAGCTGACGCTCTTGAGGAATTGACTGAGGTGATTGAGAAAAACAAGTACGAGGGAAAAAAAGCATAGCCCCATACGCAAATCTATGCCTCGATATGGGGTGGACTGAGAGTGAGCTCAAGGGCAATTCACTAGCGTACATCGAGGCACTGGGTGACGCTCTCAAAAAGAAAAATCAAGAGTACGAGCGTCAGAATAAAAAACGATAACTATATGGCATCAGATAATACAAAAAAAATCGCAGTCGTATTGACCGGTGAGAACAAAACTCAGCAAGCCTTTCGGGGTGCAGGTCAGTCACTGGACGGGTTCAAATCAAAGCTGCAATCTATGTCAGCAACATTCACGAAAATGGCTGCGGTGGGAACTGCGGCTTTTGCCGGTATCGCATACGGTACAAAGCAAGTCGTGACTGCTGCTGCTGAATCACAGCGTGCATCGGTAACATTCGACGCATTGAACAAGTCAATCGGTTCGGTATCATCTGACTCACTTGAAAAACTGCGTGCATCAACACGAGGCATGGTCGCTGACACTGACCTCATGCTTGCAGGTAACAAATTCATGGCTATGGGACTCGCAACGACTCAAGATGAAATGAGCAAGCTCGCTCAAATCTCAACAAAACTGGGTACCGCTATGGGTAACGGGGCGACTGAGTCTATGGAAAACTTCGCACTCATGATGGCGAATCAATCTATTTTGCGTCTTGACTCATTCGGTATCTCATCAGGAAAGGTGCGTGAACGTATCGAGGAACTGATGACATCGACTGAGGGTATGACTCGTGAAATGGCATTCAACGCTGCCGTCATGGAACAGGCTGAGGCTACTATGAAAAAGCTCGGTGAACCGGCTCTCACAATGGCTGACCGCATGGATATAATGAAAGCAAAGACTGAGAACTTGAAAACATCTCTCGGTGAGGCTCTTATTCCTGCGATTGAGCGTCTTGTGAATGCTGTGACACCTATCATCGAAAAATTCACACTGTGGGCTCAAGAGAACCCGAAAACACTCATGACAATAGTCGGAGTGGCTGCCGGACTCTCTGCACTCGTGGCTGTCATCGGTACAATCGGACTGGTCTTGCCGTCAGTCATTTTCGGTGTGCAAGCTCTCGGAGGTGCCATGATGTTTTTAGCGACAAACCCTATCGGACTGCTGATTGTTGCAATCGTTGGTCTGACTGTGCTCATTGTGAAAAACTGGGATAAAATCAAGCAAGTGACATCAACTCTCATCGACAATATAGTCGGAGGGTTCGAGGTTGCTCGTGACGGTATCTATAACGCATGGCAATCAATCAAAGACGGCATCGGTGGTGCTATCGAGGGAATCAAGCAACTTGTGGCTGACCTCAAGCAATCAATCATGGACTTTGTCTATGAACACCCTGTGTGGGCATCAGTCATCACAGGTGCGATTCTAGGGGCTGTATTGCCTGCATTCCTCACACTGGCAACAACTATCACCACAACCGTGCTCAGTGCATTCCTTTCATTCGGAACAATGATTGTGACTCAAACGATTCCTGCAATCGGTTCATTCATTACAACTCTTGTGACTCAGGGAATTCCCGCTGTGCTGAAATTTGCAGCGTCAATGATAACCTCGGGAGTGACTGCAATCGCATCATTCGTGACATCACTTGTTGCCGGTGCAATCGCAGGACTTGCGTCATTCGCTACGATGATAATGACGACCGTGATTCCTGCAATCATCTCATTCGCAACAGCGGTGCTTTTGCCATTGCTACCTTTCATTTTAGTCGGTGCAGCAGTCGCAGGGCTCGCAGCACTCATCATCATGAACTGGGACAAAATCAAAAACTGGACTGTCAGCACATTCACAGCAATCGGGACAACCATTGCCGGAGTGTGGGAAAAAATCAAAGCCGGTGCATTGCTCGTTGCTCAAAGCATCTCGGGTGCATTCAAACAATACATCAACGGTATTGCCGGAATGTTCGAGGGAATGGTCAACGGTGTCATCACTGCTCTGAACTTCCTCATCAAAGGAATGAACAAAATTCAGGTCAAGATTCCCGACTGGGTGCCGAAAATTGGAGGTAAATCATTCGGTGTGAATATCAATGAAATTGCAAAGGTCGAAATTCCTCGTCTTGCTGAGGGTGGAATCGTCACAAAATCAACACTTGCAAACATCGGTGAGGCAGGTGCTGAGGCAGTGATTCCACTCGACAAGCTCAAGAACTTCGGTGTCGGAGGTGGTGGCTCAGTATCAATCAACATCGACACAATGGTCGGTGATGATGACTTTGCTGTCAAAATGGGTGACCGTATCATCGAAAGTCTAAAATTCAACTCACGATTCGTGAGCTAACAAAAACAACGTATGGCAACCATTCTCACAATCAATGCTGTTGACCGCACACTGAGTGTGGTGTC